GCAGGCGGCGGAGACAGAGGGCATTACCCAGGCCATCACGGAGGCGACCAACGCCAGCCTCGCCAACCCCCGGCGCATCGTGCGCATCTTCGACACCCTGACCGACGAGCTGGTGTTCAGCTACCGCAACGGGGAGCCCGAGTTCCATGGCTGAGAAGATGATCGACGGCGTGTTGCACGTCTGGTCGGTGTTCGACAACGCCTGGGTGACCCTGACGTACTGGAAGTGGGTGAACGGTCGTGGCTGAGAAGAAGACCACGCAGGAGCAGGCGGCCCGCCGTATCGCGGGGCTGCTGGCCAACGCAGAGGACGCAGCCAAGCGCGGGGACCTGGCCGCCCGGGACACCTATCTGCAGAAGGCCACGGCGCTTCAGCACCAGTACGCCGTCGATCAGATCATGCTGGAGCGGCAGGGCCAGCAGGCGGAGGAGATTGTGAGCTCGGAGTTCTGCCGGGAATCCAACACCCCGCTCGTGAAGGCCAAGCGCCAGCTCATCACGTGCCTGGCCGATCTCTACCGGGGCACGGCGGCACTCGTCGGAGAATGGGACTCCGGAAAGCGCAAGATGAACAAGCGCGCCTGTATTCGGGTGTGGGCGCACGCCAGCGACCTGGAGTTCATCACGCAGCTGTACACCAGCTTCATCCTGCAAATGCAAACCGAGATGGCACGGGACGAGCGGTTCACCCACGAGAAGGTCACCAACGGGTGGCGTGTGAGCTACGCTCACGCGTGGGTTCGCCGGGTGTACTACCGGCTTCTCGACCTGAAGGCCCAGCAGGAGAAGGAGGCGAGCCAGCGGGTGGGCGGCACGAGCGCGGAACTGGCACTGCGGGACAAGGCAGCCGTGGTCAAGAAGTTTGCCGATGACGAGGTCGGTGGCTTCAAGAAGGCCCGGCGCATCCCGGTCTCCGACACCGACCCGAACGGGCGGGCTGCGGGGGACGCGGCGGGGAGGCGGGCCGACCTCGGCCAGAAGCGCCCGGAGCACCGCACCACATCTGCCTTGGACTAGCCAGGGGGTAGTACGTGGTGGCCCCGTGTAGTCTAAACCAGGGCCATCGCTGTCAATCCATCGATAGGTAACCAATCGAGAGGGAAATGATGAAGAAGTTGATGCTGGCCGCGTTCACCGTGTTGGCCCTGTTCGGGCTGGCTGCCTGTGACGTCACGCCGGGTGGGAGCTGCGGCCAGGAGGGCAGCCAGCACACCAACGAGGACGGCACGGTGTACACCTGCAAGGTCAACCTGCAGACCGGCAAGAACTATTGGTATCACTAGCCACCAGGAGAAATAAGAAGTTCTGAGAAACTCTCGGAAACTTCTCGCGACGACCCTACCAGTGGATACTTCGAGTCTCTGCTGGTAGGGTCGTTCTGACGACCGCGAGACGACGTGTAGTGTTCTTCATGTCAGGCAGTCACCACCACCGCAAGGAGCCCCCAATGTTCACCGTCACCCACAACGCTCACCCGGCCACCGGCACCGCCGCCTCCTTCACCGCCGCCGCTGGTGTCGCCTCCGCCCTGTACGGCGAGTGCTACCTGGTCTCGGAGTCCAACGGCACGCTGGTCTTCGGAGCCCTGACCTGCGAGTGTGGCGACTGCGACGCCTGCGACGAGGACTGATCACGCAGTACAGGGCCGCTGGCAGCCACCCGGGTTCAAGGCCCGGGGTCCCACGACACCCATCACCACTTCTCAAGGAGCAGTCATGACCACGTTCATCCTCGCCCCCACCGCCCGCACCGCAGCCGACCAGGTGGTCGCCGACCCCAAGGCCATGCTGGACGCCGGTCTGCTGGTGGCCTACAGCGAGCGGGCCAACGGCACCACCCGCCGCCTGGAGCTGTGCCCCGTGGGCAGCACCCGCCGCGACACCGCAGAGTGGATCAGCGAGCGCCTGGACGACGGCCTGACCCTGCGGGCGGTGGCCCGCGAGCTGCACGTCAGCCTGCCCACCGTGCGCCGGTTCATCATGGCGCTGGAGCTCACGGAAGAGATCGAGGCGGGCGAGTGGGACGACGTGTGGGCCAGCACGCAGGGCTTTGACCAGGTCATCGACCTGGAGACGGAAGACCGTCCGGAGGTGCTGGCGATGGCGTTCGCCGCCGAGCAGGACGTGGTGTGCGGGTCCGACAGCGCGTGCGCCGTGCACGGCGACGGCACCACCGTGGCCGCCGACCAGGACTGCCCCATCGGGGGCGAGCTCCTCATCACGGTCACCATCTGACCAGGAGAAACAGACTGGTCCGAGAAGTTCTCGGAAAGGATGTGAGAGGCCCCTACCAGGAGAAGTCAGACATCTCCGCTGGTAGGGGCCTTATTACGTACCTCGAGAGGCGTGCTACCTTAGTCTCACAACAGCAAGCCAGCCACACACCAGGGAGCACACCATGAACGCCACCGACCTCGGCACCCAGCACCTCTACCGCGCTCTGCTCGCCCACTTCCGCTACACCCGGTCTGAGAACTTCGACATGGCCATCGACCACCAGCTGATCCTGAACGCGGAGCGGGCCCAGGCCCAGTACGGTCTGACCAATGCGCAGTACTACCAGCTGGCCGACCAGGCCCACGCCGCCGCCAAGGCCGAGGCCAAGTAGCCCGCCGGGGCCCCGCAGGGGCCCCACCTGCGGCTTCTCGCGTGTATCCAACTCGTTATGAGAAGCCGCCGGAAACTTCTCACGCGCCTCTGACCTGCGGAAGTCAGACGTCTCACCTGGTGGAGCCGAGGCACCCGCCGCGAGACGACGTGTAGTGTTCTTCATGTCAGGCAGTCACCACCACCGCAAGGAGCAGGTCATGGCCACCACCCGCCGCCCCCAGATCAACCACCGCCTCTGCGACCACGCGGCCACCCCCAAGGCTCGCAAGGCCTGCCGCAAGGCCCAGCGCGCGGCGGAGGCGCAGGTCGTGGCCACCCCGGAGCCCAACTGCTTCCAGGCCCTGAGCGGCAACACCCACCAGTTGGCCTACCTGGCCGACGGGACCCCGGTCCCCGCGTGCGCCAAGCGCCCCACCAAGGGCCAGGCCATCCACCTGACCCACAGCCCGGTCTGCAACCGCTGTAACGGCGTAGGCGTCGAGAACCGGGGGCGGGCGCGGTAACCGCCCCACCCGGGGGCCTACGGGCCCCCACGGTCGATCTCAGGGCGACTGGCAGCCACCGAGGGTTCGAGGCCCCGGCGCTTACGAGGCGCGTACCCTACGCGCAGAGGAGGAACCATGATCCCGGATAACCTGCTGGACCTGGCCGAGAACCGGCTGGCCGCCGTGCTGCCCACGCTGACCCCGGAGCAGCTCGTGGGCGCGTACCACCTGGCCAACCTGCTGCCCGCTGGGCTGGAGACGCTGTGGGAGCAGGTCGACGGCCACATGGAGAAGCGGGGCATGCCGCGCCCGGAGATGCACCCCGCCATGCGCACGGCTGACGCCACGCCCCGGAGCAAGACATGACCAACGCCGATCTGATCTACAACGGTCTCGCGCTCATGGTGTGCGCTGGCGCAGGGCTCTTCGGGGTCCTGTACCAGCTGCACCACTTGGTCATCGAGGGGTACCACGAGCTGGTGCTGGCCGCCCCCCTCGCCCCTCCCCGCAGCCGCGTTGAACGGCGCCACCTGCGACGACCGTGCGCGACGTGCTCACTGGTGGCTGAGCTGGCCGTCGCCCATGCCACGGCTCGGTAACGCTTCGCTCCAGTCTCTTGCGATCATCTCGACATACGTGAGAGGGTTACCCCCTCGGCAGCACCACTTCTCAGGAGGAATTCTCATGGCCAGCACCGCAGTCACGCTCATCGCTCAGTTCACTATCCCCGGCACCGAGGCGACCATTGCCATCACGCAGACCGCCCCTGACATGTTCCAGGTCGTCTACGACGCGCCGGAGGAGTTGGGCGGGAGCGGATCGTTCCTCGGCGAGAGGAACGAGCAGAAGGCCCGTGAAGTGGCCAACCACGTGTGGAGCAGGATCGTGGGCCTGCGCAACGTGAACAACGCGTACACCAACCGTGACCAGCAGGTCCCGGGTCTGCCGGGCGTGACGTACGGTGAGGTGGCTGCCGCGTTCAGCGACACGGGCGCCGAGCCCCACAACTACACGGCGGCAGACTACCGGCGTGACGCGACGGGAACCCCGCGACCCACCAGCACGGTGACCGTCGTGAAGGGCCTGCGCGTCGAGCTGGCCGCCGCGTTGCACGCACTGGTGAGCGACGCCAAGCACGACAAGTACCGCATGGCCGTGACGTTGCCGGGCGAGGACAAGCTGCGGTTCTTCCGCGTTGACACGCCCCGCACCGGAAAGTGGGCGGGTGCGGTGTTCGTGAAGGAGCAGGCGGGTGACGAGCTGTACCCCGTGAAGCCGGTCGGTCGGGAGATCCGGGTTCTGCAGGCCTTGCTGGTCAACGCCCAGGAGGCGCTCGTCCGCTACGGCCTGGAGTTGGGGCACTGCGGCATCTGCGGGCGTACGCTGACCGACGAGGAAAGCCGCGCGCGGGGCATCGGCCCCGTGTGCATCGACAAGCTGTAAGGAGCTGTTGTGGCACGACGGTACAAGACCACGACCCCGGCGTCGGTTGAGCTGGCGCTGGGTCTCGTGGCTGCGGTGGTGTGGGGCGTGGGCCAGCTGGTCGGCTGGCTTCGCCTCCTGGTCGCGACGCTGGCGGCCGTGGTGGTGCTGGGCCTGACCCACACCGCCGTGGCACCGGTGCGCGGCGCAGCGTCGTTCTGGGGGCCGACCGAGGTGCTCGCCCCGGGCCTCCCCACCGCAGCCCTGGTGGTGGGCCATGCCTGACCAGGATGTGCGGGGAAAGAGTGTGCTGGACCTGCTGTGGGAGAAGTTGGACCAGTACGTGGACAAGTTCCAGGAGCTGAACGAGTACACGGACCAGCGTGAGTGGGAGAACCTGGCCGAGGCCAAGGGACGTGCCCACGCGGCGGCAGCGTGCGTGGCGCTGGTCACGAACCCCTACCACCCGGACGTGGACGCGGTGAAGACCGACGCGATGGAGCGCTGGGAGCTCCGCCAGGGCGTCAGCGACTACCAGGAGAAGCTCGTCCGGAAGACGGTTCGTACGCACAACGAACGAACTACGTCAATGACCGACGACGAGCGAGCGCGTAGGCGCGAGCAGCGCAGGGCCCGGCGGGCTGCGCGTAACGGCTAGGTAACGGTCTCGCGGTACTCGGCAGAACTCGCCGCGAGATGTGAGAAGGTTCTCGTATCGGCAAGCACAACCGCAGGAGGGCACCATGACCAACACCACCATCAAGCCGCTCACCACTCTCACCGAGCGCATGAAGGCATTGCTGCTGGTGGTCGCGGAGAACACCACGGCCACCGCCAAGGGTAACGAGAAGATCACCGTGAACGGCCTGGCCAACCGGGGTCTGGTGGAGATCACCAACGTGACCCGCGACATCCACAGCGACCGCAACAGCCGCGCGGAGATCTTCCACTACGCCGTGACGGACAAGGGCCTGGAGCTGGCCCTCGAGATCATCTGACCTACATTTCTCGGCACCGCACCACTTCTCAGGAGGGCACCATGGCTACGGCCACCCGGGCACGACGCACGCGCGCTGCTGCTCCCACCGTTCAGAACGTTCAGCTGGCCAGCGGCCGAGGCGTCGTACACCGCGCACACTCGGGCGTGGACTGGGCCTTTCCCGCGTGCCGAACGGGCAACCAGACCGGGAGGCCGACGCATGGGCGTTACGGCCACACCACCACGCCCGTCGATTGCGCGAACTGCCTGGAGGCGGAGAACCAGATCCCCGAGCCTCCGCGTCAGCCGCGCCGGGTGTCCCGGGAGACCCCGCGCGCAGCACGGGCTCGCCGCAACGGCACAGCGCAGGCCGAGGCCGAGCAGCAGGCCACGCAGATCATCGCGGAGGAGACCGCTGCCGTGCTGGTGAAGCGCGGGACCCACGCCGATACGAACGACCAGCGCAAGGACGGGTGCAGCGACGAGGACTACGCGCTGGCGGTGCAGGTGCGCGAGCTGCGGGCGCGCGGGTTGGCGTGGTGGGCTATCGCACACCAGATGGAATTGAAGGGCCACGGCGCCAGCGTCAAGACCGGCAAGACCGGGGCGGCGCACGCACGCAGGCTGTGGGAGAAGGCCTGGGGGGCGACGTACAAGGACACCTCCGTGCCGCGCGAGACCAAGGCCATCAAGGCAGAGCGCGCCATCACGCAGCCCGGCAAGCCCTTCTTCCCGCAGGAGGCACTGGACCGGGAAGTGCTGGACGCGGTCAAGGGCAAGGAGATCGAGTGGACCACGCGCCTCGGCGCCGGGGACACGGTGGTATGCAGCGTGCAGACCGCCATCGTGAGCCCGCTGCACAAGGCCGAGGTGGTGCTGGGCAAGAAGGGCCGCGTGTTGAAGTTCTACGAGCTGCCCGAGCAGGGCAGCCGCCTCAGCGGTCCGCTCCGCAGCGTGTACATCGACCAGATTGAGAAGGTCGGCCTGTGACCGCCACGGAGGCATGGGTGTTCGTCAGCGCGGTCGTGGCGCTGGCCGCCCTCATGCTGTGGGCCCAGTGGTACATCGTGAAGCGTGGCAACCGCCGCGACCGCATTGACCGAGAAGCCCACGAGGCCTACATGAACGGCGGCGGGTACCCCGCGTACTACGCCGTGTACCGCAAGTACGGCATCATCAAGAAGGGGAAGTAGTGGAGCCGGGCACGCCCGAAGAGAACGTGATCAAGATGCTGGACTCGTCGGCCGACAGCTGGGGTGACCTGTTCCTGAATCTCATGGGGAGAGTGGTCCAACACCCGTACTTCGGTATCGCGGTTCTCGCGGCTGTGGTGTACTTGGCTGTCTCGGCACGCAAGGGCAAGAGGAGGTAGTCGTGGGCAGGGCGGAAGCGTTCATCAGTCAGGACGGCAAGCGCATCGACGTGCACACCCGGCTTCAGGGAACGAAGTTCGAGGAGATGCTGGATCGGTGCAAGCGCGTCCCGGGTGGGCGCTTCCGTGGCTCCGACAAGGTGTGGCACTACCCGCTCACGACAGATACGTGCCTCGCGCTGCGGTCTGCGTTCGGGCCGATGCTGAAGGTGGGCATCGACCTGAGCCAGTGGTACCGCGTGAAGGCCGCTGAGACCGACGCACACCGCGCGCTGGCCCAGGCCGGTGACGCTCCCCTGGCCCGCGTCCCCGCAGCCCTGGCGTCGTGGCTGAGGCCCTACCAGCGCGCAGGCGCGCAGTGGATCGCGCAGGCCTACCGCAACGGTGGCATCGTGGCTGACACGCCCGGACTGGGCAAGACCGCTGAGATCATCGCGGGGCTGCTGGAGGCCGACGTGCGGGGGCCGGTGCTGGTGACCTGCCCCCGACCCAGCGTGAAGCGTGTGTGGGGCAAGGAGTGGAACCAGCACGCCCCCGATGTGCCGGTGTACCTCTGCCAGGGCACGCGCGCTAAGCGCGAGAAGGTGCTGGCCCAGTTCGCCGCTGACGTGGCGCAGCACCCGCACGTGCTGCGTGTGGTGGTGGTGGTGGCGGAGATGCTGCGCGTGGAGATGGGCGACCCCTGCTACACCGCCGGGGGCACGAAGGTCGCTACGTGCCCTCATCTCCTGCAGAGCGCGGATGGCCAGTGCCCACTACACGAGCAGCATCGCGTAGCGCAGGCCACGGGCAAGGAACCGGACCGACGCGTCAAAGACCAGGTCGCGGTCGGATTCAGCTTCTCGCAATTGTTCGACAACGCCACGCTCGGTGGGGGATGGGCTGCCATCGTCCTGGACGAGAGCCACAAGCTGTTGGGCAGTCTGACTATCGCCAAGGGCAATCTCATGGGGCGCGGGCTGCGCCTGCTGCCTGAGCGCGACGACGCACGCCGGTACGCGGTCAGCGGCACACCGTTCGGGCGTGGTGGCCGCATCCAGGGGATGTTCGGCACGTTGAATTGGCTCTGGCCGGACGAGTACCCCTCGTTCTGGCGCTGGGCCATGGCGCACTTCGAGATCGTTGAGAAGGTCATCAACCGCCGGGGCGTCACGGTCAAGGAGGTCAAGGGTCTGAAGGGATTGAGCCCCAACGCCAGCGAGGACGAGGCCGTGGCGGCCATGGAGGCGTTCCTGCACACGCTGGGGGCGCGCGTGCTGCGGCGGACGAAGGCGGAGGTCCTGCCGGAACTGCCGCCCAAGAACTACATCGAGGTCGTGTGCGACATGACCCCGAAGCAGGCCAAGCAGTACAGGGCGTTCGCGGACTTCGCCGAGGCCAAGGTGCCGGGTGGTGTGGTCACGTGCAACGGCGGGTTGGCCCTGCGCATGCGGGAACGCCAGGTGTCCAACGGCGAGATCAGGATGGACAAGGGCACGGTCAAGTTCACCGGCGAGAGCGGCAAGCTGGAGCAGCTCTGGGAGAAGCTGGAGGAGCGCGGCATCCTGGAAGGAGCGCCAGGGCCGAAGCTGGTCATTGCCAGTGAGTTCACGGAGTTCCTGGATGCTATCTGCGGACGGCTGCGCGCCGACGCGGTGGCGTACCTGCGCATCGACGGCAAGACCAGTGACGCCGCGCGGGATAAGATCATGGAGGAGTGGCAGCACACCACCAGCTCCACCCTGCGCGTGCTGGTGGTCAGCAGCAAGGCGGCGGGTATCTCCATCACGCTGGACGCGGCCGACGAGATGCACATCATGGACGAGATGGACAACCCGGAAGACAACGAACAGCTGGAGGACCGCATCCACCGCGCCAGCCGGATGCACCACGTCGACATCCTGTACTACCGCACGGAAGGCAGCATCGACTTCGCCAAGGCACACAGCGTCGAGATGAAGCGCCGGGCCCAGCACGCGGTGCTGGACGGGGCACGCGGGCTGGCCTACGTGCGCGAGATGATGACAGACTCGTTGGCAGACATGGAGGAAGAATGATGGCGGAGCAACTGACGCCCGAGGAACACGCCCTCGTCAGCAACACCATCGAAAACATCGCGTGCACGATGGGCGTGACGTACGGGCAGGCCAAGGAGTCGTGCCTCGCTGCGGTGGCGGCACTGGCGGTGGAGGGGAGGGCACCCACGGGAGAGTTCATTGCGCAGCAACAGAAGGAGGCTGCCGACAACCTGCTCCGCGCGGGCCCCGGTGCTTTCTGTGAGAGCTGCGGGCACTATGCGTCACGGCACATCGGCACGCGGTGCACCTTCTACGACGGCGACCCGGTCGACGGGCCTTGTATCTGCGAAGGCATGTCGTGGTGTGGTGTGCGCATGGTCATGAACAGTGTGACTGGGCCGGAGGCTCAGCAGTGATCACCCTGATCGCGTTCGTGGTGCTCGCACTGCTGGCGTGGGGTTGCTACGTGGTGGCACACCGGGCGTGGGCGCAGATGCCGCTGGACAAGACCCCCACCCCCTGGTCCCGCAGCCAGGCGCGCAATCGTGCCGGTGCTGCGGTTTACCACGAAGGAAGGCCGCACATTCACCGCGTGCACTTCGCGCGCAGAAGGACTCTGTCCGAGACTAAGAACGACTGACTTCCAACTTGCACTTCGCACCAACGATGCACCAAGCTGAACGCCACGACCTGACACCAGTTCACGGAGGAACACCATGGCACGAGGTACGAAGACCAAGACCGCCCCGGCTCCCGAGCCGGAAGAGACCGAGGAGGGCGGCACCACACGCGGCCCCGGTGAAATGCACGAGCTGTTCAGCGACTTCCTGAAGGAGGAGACCGGCGTCGACGTCTCCCCCGAGGCGATCTTCCTGGTCACCAGCAAGCGCACCGCGTTCCGCAAGTCCGACGAGTACCTGGCGTACGCCGAGCGCGTCGACGAGGCCCGCGAGAAGGCGGCCGAAGCCAAGGCGGCCAAGGCCAAGGCCCGCGCCGAGGAGCCCGACGAGGACGAGGACGAGGAACCGGTGAAGCCGTCCCGCCGCCGGGTCGCGAAGCCGAAGGCCGCTGACGACGCCGCCGAGGAGGCGGGCGTGACCCCCATCCGCAGCCGTCGGCGCAAGGCTGCTGACGCCCCGGACGAAGCGCAGACGGAGACCGCACCGGCCAAGGCGGCTCCGGCCCGTCGGCGTCGCAGCGCTCCGGCGAACTTCTGATCTTCACCCCGAGGGGTGAGAGTGATACCCGGCGGAGCAACCGCCCTCCCCGGCGGCGCGCTAGACCTACCCCCGACCTAGCGCACCCGGGTATCGCTCCCACCGTTCAGTGTGAACAGTGGCTTCAACTCGGCAGGAGATGACGCATGGCCAACAAGACGTTCAACTACGACTTGACCTTCACGTTCAAGAGCGAGGGCAACAAGGTCCAGCCGTTCACGGCCAAGTCCAGCGGCACGACCGTCCAGCGCGCGTTCAACAAGCTGGCCAAGGACATCCAGGAGGGCAAGTGGGAAGCCCTCAGCGACGACAACGTCGTCCCGGACAGCCATCAGGAAGAGGACGTGCGTGCGTCCGACCTGATGCTGATCGAGGCCAAGTGCCTCAACCCCGTCAAGCACTAGGGCGGCTGTCATGCCACCCCTGAACCGGTGTAGTGTCCGCCGCCCGCGTTGGCCGCACGTGCAGTGCACCGGTCAGGGGTGGCCGCAGGAACACTGGCGCGGCAAGCCTTCCCGGCGTGGTCACGGTTGGTGGAGGATCTTCCGATGGTGAGACAACTCCCGCTTCTGCGCAACAGCGAGCGCAGCGATCTGCACTGTCCATGGAAGTGGGACATGGTGTGGAACAAAGGTCTGCGGCCGAAGCGGGAGCCCACGTGGGCGCTCTTCGGCGGCGCGTGGCACTACGGCATGGAGTTCTACTACCCCGTGGGGCGGAAGCGGGGGCGCCTACAGGACGCCATCGACGCGGCGTTGGAGAACCTGGAACTGGGGCGCCGCAAGGTCGGCGTCGATCTGGCGGACATCAGTCTCGACGACGATGGGCAGCCGGAAGAGGGCACGAGCAAGCGCGACGTGGAGCTCATCAGCGCGGACAGCCTGATGGAGATCATGTTCCGGGAGTACCGGAAGAAGTACGGGACGGACGAGGAGTGGGAGTGCCTGCACACGGAGCAGCCCTTCCAGATTGACGTTCCTCACCCCAAGTATCCCGGACGCTTCATCACCGTGTACGCCGGAACGTGGGACGCGCTCATGCGCAACCGGCGCACCGGCAAGCTGTGGCTGTGGGACCACAAGACCGCGCGCCAGCTCCCGAAGCCGGACTACCTGGAGCTCAACGACCAGGCGGGATCGTACTTGTGGGTCGCGAAGGAAGTATTGGTGCACAAGGGCGTCCTGACGAAGAAGGATGAGATCGAAGGAATCATCTTCAACTACGCCAAGAAGACCAAGCCCGACCCCCGCCCCACCAACGCAGCCGGGCACGCGCTGAACCAAGACGGCACGGTCAGCAAGCGCCAGCCCACGCCCCGGTTCGCTCGGCACCCCGTGCACCGCACCCCGCAGGCACAGGCCATGCTGGCCCAGCGGGTGCAGCAAGACGCGGTGCTGATCGACAAGATGCGTCGCGGCCTCATCCCCATCGTGAAGCGCACGAACTACGACTGCCCGCGCTGTCCGTTGTTCGACCTGTGCACACTGCACGAGCAGCAGGCCGACGGATGGGAAGACTACCGCGACGAGTTCTTTGTGGTCAAAGACGTGTACGCAGACCACCGTGAAGCCATGGCACAGAACGGCATCGAACTAGGAGGGCACATTGGCTAGCATTGAAGAGGCCAACCAGGTGAAGCGGGAACCAAGTCCAGAGAACTACCTGGAGCAGCTGCACGCGGACTTCTCCAGCTCGGCGTCCAGCAAGGAGGCGGAGGAGCATCATGCGGTCTTCCAGGTCGCGGGCCTCCGCGTGGAAGCGGCGGGGCTGCGGCACGCGGCAGTGGGGGTGCGGGAAGCCCTCGACGTGTACCACCGGGAGATGGCGCGCACCAAGGAGTTCCAGCACGCACGTGACGGCGAAGACCAGCCCGCTCGCGAGGCGCCGTACATGAGCCAGCAGGGACCGAGTTTCGCGCGGGACACGGGTTACCGTGGCTGAGCGCACGCGGCGTACGAGCCGCCGCAGTACCGGGCGCCCGACCGCCATCACCAAGCTGACTGACTCGGTGATGTTCCACAACTGGCTGATCCACAGCGACGCGGGCATCGGTAAGACCGTGCTGGCGGGTACCGCGCCGAAGCTGCTGTTCTTGACCATTGAGGCCGAGGGCACGCAGTCCGCTGCGTACGCGGGCAGCCAGGCCGAGCAGTGGGTCCTGCACAGCGCCAAGGACTTCGAGGCGGCGCAGGACTACTTCGAGAACGGAAGTGGTTGCCAGGACTTCGAATGGGTGTCCATCGACTCCGCCAGCGAGCTCGAGGACAAGGTCATCGAAGAGATCCTGATCGAGGGGAAGAAGAAGAACCCCCGGCGCAGTCTCGACCGGATGGCCATCGACGACTACGCCACGCGCGACATGCGCATGATGAAGATCGTTGACACGTTCAACCGCTTGCCCATCAACGTGATCTACACCGCGCACACGATGGACCTCGACGGCATGGATGACGAGGGCAACGAGACGTCCACCGCCATGCCGATGCTCGGTAGCCAGAACAACGGCAAGCTGAGCCGCAAGGTGTGTGGCAAGGTGACGCTGGTGGGCCACCTTGACGTCATTCGTGGTGAGAAGGAGGAGGGCAAGACCAAGAAGGCGCCGACTGTGCGCCGGTTGTACACCGAAGCGGTCCCGGGCATCTTTGCCAAGAACCGCGTCGGCCTCGGCGAGTACGTGGACAACCCCACCATTCCGCTCCTGCTGGAGCTCGCTGAAGAAGCACGACAGAACGCTGCGGGCGCAACGACCCGCACCCGTCGGTCACGCAGAGGAGCATGACACATGGCAGGACGAGCAACCCGTGGTGCCCGCAAGGTCATCACGCAGGAGACCGGCATCTCCGGCAGCTTCAAGGGCGTGGAGTACAAGGAGTCCGGGGGCGGCTATGACGGCCCCCCTCCGCCGCGTGGCCTGTACCCGGCCAAGCTGACGAGCGTGGGTGCGCACACCACCGGCGACACGGCCATCGTGTGGACCTTTGACATCACCACCGGCAAGTACGCGGGGTGGCGTGGGTGGGTCTACAGCGACATGGACAACGCGCAGTGGAAGACGCAACAGATCCTGGTCGCGCTGGGTGTGATCGAGCCGGAGGGCGAGATCAACAAGACCTACGACCAGATCATGAAGGAGGCTGGCGACTGCCGCGTGCAGATCATCACCGAGGACTACCAGGACGAGCTGCGGCCCAAGGTGAAGAACGTCCTGAAGCCGTCGGAGCAGTCTGCTGACGCGGACGACGAGGACGACGCGGACGACGAGGACTTCGATGACAAGAAGCCCGCCGCCAAGACGTCCGGCCGCAGCAAGAAGGCGGATCCCGATCCGGAGGATGACGAGCCTGCCACGGACGACGAGGCGCGCGAGGCCCGCGAGGAGGAGCTCAGCGATCTCAAGCTCCCGGCGCTGAAGAAGGCGGCCAAGGAAGCCGGGCTGGCGCTGGCGGACTACCGGGGCAAGTCCGAGGAGGAGCTCGTGGAGCTCATTCTGGACAAGGAGTTCCCGGAGGGCGACGGCGAGGAGTCCGGTGACGGCATCGACCTCGATGCGCTGGAAGAGGAGCTGGAAGACCTCGACCTGAAGCAGCTGACGGCCAAGGCCAAGGAGTTCGGCGCGACGCGTGCGGAGCTCAAGGGTCTCGACGAGGAAGAGCTGATCGACCTCATCCTGGAGAAGGCCGAGGAGCAGAACCCCTCGTTCTGAGCCACCGCTTCTCCGCGCGAACAGGGCGGGCTTCCTTCGGGACGTCCGCCCTTTCGACGCGACGGTCTACACTCGCAACTGGTTTTCATGGTGCCCGCGTTGCACGGCCGTCGCCCTACCCTGTCTCGCATGCCACCTCGCGCCCGCCCAGCGACGACGTGGGGCCACAGAGATACGTTGTTCGGCGCGTGGTGCCCGACAGGCCTTCTACACACGTCTCTCCCTCCGCCCCAAAAAGGACTACCGGGGTACCCGAAAAAATGGGGGTGGGGGTACGCGCGCGTTAAGCCCCCTACCCGAATTTTTTTGGGCGCACCCCGCCCGGGGGTAGGGGGGAGGGATGACGGTTAACGAATGCGGTGATTCGTACATGAAACATCTACGAGTTTGTTTCTGGGGCTGCGGTAGGGCAGGGTGTGGGGGCGGCCCTCGGCAGCACTCATACAACTTCAGATTTCCGGGTCCTGCGGCAGTAGTACTCGAAGTAGTAGGTAGTAGTAGTTACTTACTACAAACACATCATCTCTCATATAAGGAGGAGGAATGGTGATGGCGGATGATGCCCTTTCGCAGAGTGATGGTGGGTGGGGTGGTGCACGAGAGAAGAAGTGGCATGAAACCGGCAAGCGCGCCGTGGTCATGGTGGATGCGCAGGCGTACGAGCTGGTGACGACGCTCGCCAAGATGTGCCTGCGCCCCAACAAGGACCTGTGCTCGCAGATCTTCGCCATTGGCCTGGAGCAGCTGACGGGGTACACCATCGAGCAGCTGTGTGAACGGAGGTTCACGGTGGAGATGCGCGCCATCCGCCAGCGCACCAAGGCATGCACGACGGAAGCCGTGCGGGACCGCGCTGCCCTGCTGCAGATGATGCCCGAGGATGAGGAGTGACCGGCAAGCCCCGGAAGAACCGCCCATCGTACGAAGGAAAGCGAGCAATCAACCGACACCTACATCACCACCACGACGGCGTCTTGGGGCAGGGCACCGTAGAAGAACGTCTCGTGATGCACGACGACCTACACTTTGACGCGGGTAAGGCGGGTACTCCTCTCGGCCACGCTCACGAGGGATATCAGGAAGGCGAAAGCATCAACGACATCGCTCGGCGAATGCTCGCCGACGGCACTGCGGCAGAATAGATCTCGGAGAACCATGAGCACAATCTCTGACGCCAGAGCGCTGTTCGCGCCGTGGCTTGTGGGCGCGGCCAGCGACGGCGAGCACCGCGCGTACTGCCCGCTGCACGAAGACCCGACGACGTCGTCGTCACCGTCCGCCAGCTTCAAGTTCAAGTCTGGTCTGTTCCAGTGCTTCGCGGGCTGCGGTGGTCTGTCCATCAAGGACCTGACGCAGTTGCTGCGCGATGACGGCACCCTCCCCTCCCCGTCCGGCCGCAGCCGGG